CCAAATCAACCAATTTGTCACCGTTTGTACCTCCGGTCAAACTATTAATTTTATTAATATTTGATTGCCTATTGCTTTGTTGCGCTGATAAAACTTCAACTCGCACACTTGGTGAGTTTATGCTGTTTGCATAATCATTATATAAGTTATAAGCCTTTACCCAATAAGTTTGTGTGCTTGTTAACTTTGGTGTTGTATATAAAGAACTGATGGCATTTTGAATAGGATTGCTTTCCAAACCGGATGCTCCTTCATACCATTGATAATAAAATGCAGTATTATTAGGTGACGGTTTTAACGCAACGGATAACGATGCGGAGCCTCCTTCATTAATTTGTTTAAGTTCAAGACCTGGTTGATCATCAGCAAGTTCGGGTCTATCAATTATTGTTAAAGTAACAACATTACTTTTTAATATTACCTCATTAAATTGTAAAGAATTTAAAGGATTTGTATATTTTGCAATAACATTTACATAATAACTTGAATTGCTTGATATTGGTAGCGGCGTAAAAATACTTTCCCTGCCAAACGGAGCCGGTACTATTATGTTATTTTTATACCATTCATATCTTATGCCAGTTAAAGTATAACCATTGCTAGGATCGACTGACGCCGCCGAGGCGACAACAGTAAATGTATCAGCAGTATTTTTAATGATAATTGCACCAACCGGTTGCGTTGTTATTGTAATTAAATTTGACATATTTTTAAATTATTTTAAAGAACAAATCCTGAAGGTGCGGCTGAATTTCCTCTTAAAACCGGAGATGTAAATAATATAGATGCAGAGTTAATAGCTGCAGTCGTCGCACTGTTTAAAGTTATAATACCTGTACTGTTACCTATAATACTCGCACTATTAATTGTACATGTGCCGCTATTTACCATAAATGAAGTACCCGTAGTAGTTGTATGTGATGTTCCTGCATTTACTGCGACTGAACCTAAGGTTGTTGTTGTAACAAAACCACCACTATTAATAATGGTACCAAGCAGGCTGGTAGTTCTTATTAATCCGCCTGAACCAATTATGGTATCATACACACTTGATATGGTTATGTTCATCGCGATTGTTGATGATGAACCAACAGAAGCAGTTTGATTTGAACCGGAAATTATGGTTGAATTGTCTCCTAATATGATAGATGAATTGCCACCATAAAATTTTGATTCACTTGCGCCACCAATGGTTACTGAATTAATCCCTTTAATATTACAATCATTGGAGCCGTGAACCGTTATTTTTTGATTACCACCAATATTCATTGCATATTCATCAAAAACCTCAGCCAGCATTTGAGCACCAACCTTTGTTCTTTTGTTTCCCTTTATTGTTTCATTATAATCACCATTAACTTCAAGATTATAATTTCCATTTACAACAGTATTGCAATCACCCATTACGGTAATATTAACATTACCACTAACAGTCATATGATCATCACCTAAAACAACTTTATAACCATTGGCTAAAATTGTTATAGTGCGCTCACCAGTTGCATTAATTTCCTCACTTGTACCTGATTTGTGTTTACGATATATTCTTTCACTTCCAAGAGTGTCATCAACTTCAAAAATGTGACCGCTTCTTGTTTGAGTAACACTGTTGTAAGGATAAACGGTACTTCCGGAAGCAACTGGACTGTTCCATCTGTTGGTATTATCATTGCTCATAATAGTATTTATTAAACATTAATTGATATAACATTTTTAACAGTGTTGGCCAATCTTTTCTTTTCGTGAACACCCCATGGTTTTTTTATACCTGCCGGCGCTGGTGTATTTCCGTCAACGCAAGAAAACGAACCGTTTATGTCACTTCCTGTTGCTGCAATACCAATATGACTTCTGGTTTTAAATGTAACCAAATCTCCGGCATTAATTGTTCTTGGGTTTGCAACAATGCTTACTGTTGGGTTTAAACCTAAAGCCCATGATTCAAAATTTGAAACACTTGCATCTTTAGGTCGAGTCGAGTCGCTAAAAACTCCGGTTTGTTGTACACACCAACAAACAAATGCCGCACACCAAGCATTTCCATAACCGTTAGGAAAACTTGTAGCACTCCAAAGTTCAGCAATACCAGGACCTCTATTTGGTGATGTTGTATATGTATTTCCAATTCTACTTTTTGCTATTGCTATAACTTTTTCTCGAAATCCTCCTGCAACATTAGGAGGTGGCAGTGGATTTTCCATTGAGGATAAAACACCACCTTGACCTACCGCAAAAGCACCATAATTTGGAAGTCCACCACTTTGTGATCCAGTGGCTGCGCTGCCTGGAATATCATATCCACCGCTAAAACCATTTGAACCATAAGGATCTTTAAACCCAACACCATCAAATGTACCAAGCCCATTATCATAACCAGCAACATCAGAAGAAGATGCAATACTGCTTAATATCACAGGATCTTGCATTTCAGCGCCATCACGAAAAAATCCAAATACCCAACTTCCAGGAACCAATCCGGTTGCGCTGGTACCAATGCCTAATATACTTGCGCTTGTCACAGGCAATAAACATGTGGCCCATGGTAAATCTTCGGTAGGAAGTTCTGCCTTATCACCATTATGAAATCCTAAGCAACGGATGCGAACACGCCCACTATTTGTAGGATCCGATACATCTTCAACGACCGCTGTAAACCATGTTGTAATTGTCATACCTTATTGATCTTTCATTATTTTAGCTGATGTTTTATACACGCCGTCAGAAAATGTATGAACTGACACCGCAACTAAATAAGTACCGGAAAGTGCCTCATCAACATCATTGTCATCCTCAAGACCGGTATTTACTTTCTTCTTATATTGTTCAAGGTTACAAGATTTTGGGATATTAATTTTAATTTTACGACCTGGATTTAATTTAAAATCACCGTATACTTCTATTTGATGATTTAATGAATCCATGTTTGACAAATATGATTTAAGTGCTCCTAAATTTTCCGATAACAAAGTGGAGCTGTTTGGGTTACCACTGGAATTACTATTAGTATTTGTTGATATTGTAGTACGACTTGCATCAGAGACATTTGTCAACTGTTCAGGTGCACTTGTTATACCGTTGGTAATAAAGTTAAGAGTTTTTTCCCACGGCGAATTTTCAATTAATTTGTTCTTATTTAATTTTGTATCTTTATCTCGATTAAATATTTTCTCAAAAAATGATTTTTTAGCATAATCAGTAACAACAGTTTTACTTGCAAAAGCACCTTCATTTGCTTGTTTTAATTTATCCAATTTTATGTTACTTTTAATGTTAATTACTTTTGTCATGGATTCATTAAATGCCTCTCTGGTATTTGGAACTGTACCGTTGGCATGAGGTCTATAATTATATTCCTTGTATTCCTTTTCTCTAAAAAGATTTGCAAGCGATGTAATAATAATATTCGGTTCACCTAATCTTGGAAAAACAAAAAACGGAGAATTATCTGCGTCATATGCTTTTTTTCTTAACCATTCAATTGCTTTAAGAGGACTTTGAATTACAAGCACTCCGTCAAATGATGATGTACATGGTTGTGCAACAATTGTTGTTTTAACATTAAGATCTTTTTCAAAAATCTTTACAATATTATCAACAACATTGCCTTTTACGCTGCGGCTTATTCTTTTTAATAATGATAAATATGCAAAATCTGAAATCGCAATCAAATCATACTCTTGTACACTTGATTGCGGCGTTTTAACGTAATTTGGATATTCCTTAACCAAAAATTTAATATTGATAGGTTTCAATGTCCCAGTATTAGAATCATTTGGTTTTTGCAATATAAGATGTATTATTTCTTGGCCGCTAATTGCAAAATCTTCAAAAAAATTAATATCGTCGCGTATGCGAGCATTAAACATAATAACAGGACTGAATAATTCTTCGGTTAATGAGAAACTTGTTACCAACGGTCGTAAATCAACAACAGTACCTTTTTGATTTTGTATAAGCATTTGTTTAACAAAAAATGTACCGGGAACATATAGCTCTGTAAAATCTCCGCCGTCGTTGCCTTCTCTTACTCCTTTTGGTGTGTTTCGCACCACTGTATTATCATATGCCATAGTTTTATGTATTTAATAAATCAAAATAACTTTTAGAAAACCTATTAATAAGTTCCGGTTTTATTACCTTAATGTTTCTTTTATCACTATTGGAAGTTTCTTCCTTTTCATAAAAACTTAAAACATCAATCGGCGGCGCGTCTAAAGGGTTTGGTGGATACAACACATCATATATTGAAACAGGGCTTGTTGTTGTAACAGTTTCACCGCCAACAACTATTGTTTGAGTTGATGTATATTGAGCCGTTGCATTTCTATAAAGATCCCATGAATAAACTCTGGTAGTGTTTGGAACTTTTGTATATACTTTATTGAAAATGTATGAAGCCTTACCGTCATCTGTATTTTCATATAAAGGTAAGGTACCTTCGTTCTGATCCACCAGTCTACCCGGATAAACGTAACGATCAATTGGTTCGTAATAAGCCAATGCAGCATCAACATATCTTTTTTTCAACTCTTCATTATTGTTATATGCGACGTTTTCTGAAACTGAATTATATGGATTATCCCACCGCAACTTAAATTGTGAATTGGAAATAAATAATGAACGAGATGTTCCTATAATATCATATATCACAAGTTGACATGTGCTGGAGTCATATTTTAATATTTTTGCGGATGATGGCGTGTTAATCGAAGCGGGAATCAAACGTAAATATGGTAAATATTGCTCTTGATCATCCACAGGTGTTAAAAAATTATTAATAGGTACTAATGGTGCAATGGAAAAATCTGATTGATTGCTTACAGCAAATGTTGATGTTAAAAATCCATCGGAATCCAATGCGCCTGGTGCGTGCAGTATAGGATCAAATGTAATTGAGCTATAAACATCATATTCTTTTACCATCATTTCTTCAAACGCATGACTGTTTAAAGGCCAAGAATTGCTTAATCCGGCTTTAAGATTATCATTTATTACAAAAAAGGTCCAATAGTATTGAGCTGTACCATAAAGACTATAAGAAAGATTATCAGGTCTTTCACCGTCGGCAATTTCTTGAAAAGTATAATATGTAATACTGTCCTCATCAAATGTATTAATGTCGACCGTTTTTGTGATGTCGGTAATGACGGAAAATATACCATCATTATTAACGTCAAAAAAAACTTTTGGGAATTTATTAAAATAGTTTACAGACATAATTTTTAGGTTTTAAAGGATTCGAGGTTTCGGGCCACCAAGACTTGGTCCGGGATCACGTTCTTGAACTTGCTGCAAATCTCCGGGGCCGGTGAGGAAAACTTTCTGTCTTCCGGTTTCCGGATCTATTATTGTACTTTGAGGAATTACGGCCGGGCCTGTTGCAGAACTGTTAATAATATCTATAACACCTGTTTCAGTTCCACCTCCGTATAATCGTTGGAAATCTCCTTCCTGGAATGCTTTTGCTTCTAAACTTTTAATATCTTCATATGTTAAGGCACGTGATTCTATAAATTGAACTGTAACATCCGTTTCAATTGGAGAACCGCCTCGTCTCCATACATTAGCGCTCGGGTTAAAATTACTTGATAAACCTTTAAGATAGCATTCAAATATTTTAGGCAAATATGGAATATCTTGTCCACTCACACCGTTTAAAAATTGTATGTTCCATGTCGGTGGATATTGCAATGAAATAAAATTACCTACTGGATATAAGTTTGATCTGAATGTTTCTATAATATTTTTAATAACATTTGTTTCTTCTTCACTTTTGGATACAAATTTGAAAGAAAAGGAAAATGATCTTACCCCGACACCAGTAAATTCTGTTGTAACATTTTTATTTAAGGTTGTTCCCATACCAATGGCAACACCTGATTTAATTCCGTTGTCACCTCCAGGAATTTTTGCAACAATACCAGCTACTATATCTCTTGTTGTAACAGAACCAAGTGCATCTTGTCCCGTTTTTAAGGCTCCCGCCAAAGCACCTTCAAGACCACCACTTGCTCCAGCATTTATATTGCGAGCAGCGTTCATTGCCAAACCACCCAAAATACCAAGTTCTGCATCGTTATATGATGCACCATCTTCAAAAGTAATTCCCACAGGAATAGGGACATATATGTCAATAGGAACAAGGGATTTTCTATTAGAAGTATTAGGTTTAACGCATTTCATACGCATCATAGGTCTGTTTGTGCCTCTTAATTCCACAGGATATATTAACGGTGTTGCCATATAAATAGTTGTATAAGCTTATTTATATGACATACAAAGGCAGATTTGTTCCTAAAAATATTTCAAAATACGAAGGTAATCCGATGCGAGTCGTATACCGATCATTGTGGGAAAGACAAACATTTCGTTGGTTGGACGCAAATCCAAATGTATTAAAATGGAACAGCGAAGAAGTAATCGTTCCGTACATATGTCGAACTGATAATAGAAAACATTTATATTATCCTGATTTAAAAGTTACATTTAAAAATGGTTCAACATACCTTATAGAAATTAAACCTAAAAAGGAAACAATAGAACCTAAAAGAAAAGCAAGGACAAAAGCGTTTTTGCTTGAAGTTATGACATATGCTAAAAATATTTCCAAATGGGAAGCGGCGACATCATACGCAAAAGATAAAGGTTGGACATTTGAAGTATGGCACGAAGGTACATTGAAATCATTAGGTATTGTCTTATTACTTAACGAAGGCAAAAAGAAAAAACAATAGTGCACTTATAAATAGTAAGGTACAACAATTATGGATAATATACAACAATTTGTAGCCTTAATAGGTAAAAAAGGTGGCGTTGCAAAAAAGAACAGATTTAGAATAGAAATTTCTATTCCTTCTTATAGCAGCGGCGATATATCTTTGTTGTGTGAAAGTATAAGTTTTCCGAGCAAAACGATTCAATCATTTGATTTTAGTTCATACCGTAACCCTATTAAAATACCTACAGGTTTTACCAATGAAGATGTTACAGCTGTTTTTCATTTAACCAATGATTATTACATTAAGGATCTTTTTGACAAATGGTTAAACACCATTGTAAATACCGAGGATTATTTTATAGCATATGACAAGCAATTTAAAACAACCGTAGGAATTTTTCAATTGAATGAAAAGGACGAAATTGTATATGGTGTTGAATTACTCGAAGCATATCCTATATCAATGGATACCGTTGAACTTGATAATAGCGCAACGAATGCTACTCAAAAATTAACAGTTAATTTTACATATAATTATTGGAAACCCAAATCAGTTACCAACTCATCTCCAGTTGAATCATTTCAAGGTGACATTAATACTGCTCCGGAATCAGTGCTCGCCGATGGCTCCGTCACCAGCGCCGAGCTTGCTTAAATGACTTGAAATTTTACCATATATAATACTACAACAAAATACATTATGCCATTACCAATCCTAGAATCGTCAAAATATACCGTCACAATTCCTTCAACAGGTAAAATTGTAGAATATCGTCCGTTCCTTGTTAAGGAAGAAAAAATACTACTAATCGCACAAGAATCAAATGATTCGATTCAAATGTTTTCCGCAATGAAGGAAATTATTCGTGCGTGTACATTTGAAAAACTTGATATTAATACTATTACAAGTTATGATCTTGAATATATTTTCCTAAAACTTCGTTCCAAAAGTATTGGTGAAATTACCGACATAAATTTGGAATGTTCAGAATGCAAAACACCAAATCCTGTTGCCATTGTTATTGATGAAATTGAAGTTAAAATTGATCCTAAGGCACCCAAAACCGTAATGTTAACTGAAACGGTTGGTGTTAATTTGCGTCACATTCGTGTTAAGGATATGGCATTACTTGCCGATGATAAAAAACCGCAAAGTGAAATTATCAACAATGTGGTTATGGCTTCCATCGAATCCATTTTTGATGAAACCAATGTTTACCCTAGTGATAAATCAACACCTGCTGAATTAACCACATTTATCAATTCGTTAACACGTGCTCAAATGTCCAAAATTGAAAGCTTTATTGAATCAACACCTAAGGTTCAAAAAGATGTAAGCTTTAAATGCACACATTGCGCACACGACAATACTATTAATATTTCTGGTACACAGTCTTTTTTCGTATAAGCCTCTCACATGAAACATTGGCAAATTACTATCAAACTAATTTTGCTTTAATGCAACATCACAAATATAGTCTCAATGAACTTGAACATATGATGCCATGGGAGAGGGAAATTTACGTTAGCTTACTATCAAACTATATTAAAGAGGAAGAATTAAAACAAAAAAATAATAAATAGTATATATGGCCGATCCTACAACAGCACAAGCTTTAGCTCAAATTTCAGCACAATTGGCTTCTTCGAAAGATGGTGGTTATTTGGAAAAAATAGCAGCCAAACTTAATGCCAATGCGGGAAGCAGCCAAAATGATCCTTTTGCTGGATTTAAAATACCGCAACTTACAGATATCGCAAAAGGCTTGACGTTTGGTTTGGCTCCAGGATTAATTAGAAAATCGGTGGCGGGAATGCAAATATTCATGGATTCATTAAATTCAATGAATATTAATGATATTAATACGTCTAGTAAGATAATACAATTGGTGGATGATTATAGTACTGCCATGAAAAATTTTGGCGAAATTCCTTGGATGAAAGCATTAAAAGGAACATTTTTATTACAAACATTTACAAACAGATTTAAAAAAATAGGAGCTGTTTTAGGAAGTAACGAAAATATAAATGCACTAATACCGTTTCGAAGATTTGCAAAGGCATTTGGCGCACCATTAAAACTTATAGGAGATGGACTATCATCTTTTGCCAAAATAAAATGGACTTCAGTTTTTGTTAGTACAATCTTTTTAAATAAGATTACAACTTCATTGGCAAAAATAGGAAATGTTTTTGTTGGAAATGAACAAACGTTTGAAAAAATGGGAGAGTTAATGGAAAAAATTACCGAACCGTTAAAAGCTTTTGGCGAGGCTTTTAAACAAATAGGCAATAGCTTGATTAAGGCCTCGGTTTCTGTTCTTATAATGGCTGCGGCTTTAGGGTTAACAGCGATAAGTTTAAAACAATTTGCCGGTGTTGATTTTGATGCAGCATTTAAAGGTGTTGGTATTTTTACCGGTATAATGGTAGGTCTTGCCGCTCTTTCAACCTTTCAAGGTTCATTAATAAAAGCAGCGGCCGCGGTAGGTATTGCTGCTGCATTATTAGGTATTTCAGCTTTTTCAATGAAACTATTTGCGGGCACTGATTTTGATTCAGCTTTTAAAGGTGTTGGATTATTAGCTGCAATTATGGGAGGTTTGGTTGCAATAGGATTACTATTAAGCGGACCTCAAATTGCATTCGTCGCGGCCGCAGCTGGAATTATGGCATTGGTAGGAGTTGCTCTTATTCCTTTTGCATATGGTTTAAAAATGTTAAGCGACATTAAATGGGATATGTTTGATGGTATCTTTACCGCATTATCCAAACTTGCTGCAGGTGCTGCTCTACTAACATTTGCAATTCCTGGTATATTGGCCACTTCAATTGCTCTTATTCCTTTTGCTGCAAGCCTTATGTTATTAAAAATTGCAGTAGGTAAAAGTGCTGCACTTCCAAAATTTTTAGAAACATTTAAAGATTCAATAAAAGATTTGGACGGCGGATCATTGTTATCTGCATCCAAAGGCATATTGGCATTATCTGGAGCTCTTGTTGCATTTGCTGGATCACAAGTTGCCTCAGGTGTAGGCACATTGATTGGTAAAATACTACGTTTCGGATCAGACAGTCCAATTGAACAACTTATAAAATTGGCCAAACATGGTTACAATTTAAGTATTCTTGGTATGGGTGTCCGCGATTTGGCCGACGGTCTAAAAACATTGGCAGGTTTTACTTCGGAACTTGATATTCTTGAAACTTTAGGTGATAGGTTTAAAAGTTTAAATTCGCTTGATCCTACAGGTATTAAAGCCTTTGCTGAAGGTATCAATATGCTTGTCACTGCACTTACAGCGTTGTCTCAATTGGACGGCAAATTATCCGTTCTCGATCAAATACCTTTTGACAAACTTAAAAGCTTAAGTGAATCAATAAAACCTGGAGCACCATTAATCCAAATTGTAAACGGCCTTAAGGAATCAGAACAGTCGAAAGAAACTGCTGTACTATTACAAAAGGGAATCCAATCAAAACCACCAACGGTGGGAGCACAATTGGGAAATGCTGGTGCCGCTGCTGCGGCCCCTGTGGTTATTATTAACAATAATAATGGCGGTAATGTTACCAATAACAGTTCAACATCAAGTAACGTGAACAACAACGGTTCAGTCAATACTCCTATTATTACCGCAAGCGGAAGCGGAATGTTTATATCCGAATAATATATTCGAGACGTAACACTTAGGTTCCATACACCAAATTAAACAGTTCGGTGCGAGACAATATTTGTCCCGCTTGGCGAATCAGTACACCATTTTCATATATTAATGTTGATGGAATATGTGTTAATTTTTTGGCCATAATTTGTCTAAAATTACATTCATTATCAATGTCAATTATAGTGTAGGTTACATCATCTCTAAGACTACAAAAATGATCTATTAACTTGTGATAATTACTACAATCCAAGCAATTTAGTATACTGTAAACTTCGATGTGTTTCATAAAAGAAAAATGGCGGCACGATTTTATTTATCATGCCGCCACTGTTACATTGGAATACTATTAGCTTTGTGCAAGTTTTGCAAAATAGCTCAACGATTCATCTTCATCTTCGACAGAATCATCACTTACAGCTTCTGCGGTTGGAACCGATGGAGCCTCAGCAGTATAATTTGTTGATGCATGAGTGTTTTCATAAACAGGTTTATGGTCAACAGTTGCACCCGCGGCATCAGCACCGATAACTTCAATAAGCTTACGCTTAAGGTCGGCATATGACTTATAGTTTGCCGGATCAATAAATTCGGAAAGCGAATAAAGTTTTCCGTAAGTTTCTTCCAAACGTGTTTCATCACCGCCAAACAATTCACTCGGTTTGTCAAATTCCGACTTATCGTAGTTACGATAACCTTCAACATTACGAATTTTAAGTTTGAAGTTGGTACCAGTCCAAAAATCAAACGGATTGATTGGTTGTTCATCTTGAAATTGTGGTTGCATAACATCCATAATTTTATCAAAGATTTTCTTACCAAATTTGTATAGTACAATTTTACCTTCGTTTTGAGGATTTGCTGGATCACTGATAACAAGAGCATTAACAATGTAATGCAATCGGCGCTTGCGATCACGAGCAATTTCCTTATCGGATTCAACACCACTGTTCCAAAGCAAGGAATTTGCTTCACTGACAGGATCAGGCTGACCGATTGAGGTTAGACTGTTTTCAATGTACCAACGACCAGTTGGTCCTTTAAATCCATGATCCCAGAAACGGACCCATGGTAGATCTTCACCTTCCTTTGCAGGAAGAAAACGAAGAATTGCATAACCGTTTCCAGCTTTATCAACCACTGGAGCCCACAGACGATCATCGCCATAGGATTTGGTTGCACCACCAGATACTTTTTCGGCGGCATTGACAAGTTTATCAATTGCGGCGGAACGATTTTGCTTTAGTTTTTCGAATGACATAATTTTACAGTGTATTTTGTTGTATTGTTTGTTTTGTTGAGTGGAATTACCACCATGGATCTATTATACATCATTTGTTCACAGTTGTAAACAAATTTATTACAATATTTTTGTATTTTTCGACATTCATTTCTGAACGCAGAAAAGGTTTGTATTTAATAATCTTATGAGTTATATCGGATAATATGCCCAGCGGATCATTAAAATTTTTGCCTATTGTTGAAGTGTATTGAATCAAATAATCCAACGCAACCAACGAGTTCAAGCATATGGCATTTGCTTGATATAACTTATATATACAAGGAATTTCACCTGCACATCTAGGAGCAAAAGCATTATCAAAATTCGTGCAATGTTCTCGCAGCACATTCATATCGCTTTTAAAAGTGTATTGCATCGACTGTATTGTGGCAAGGTATTCATCATAAGTATTTCTACTCATATTATTAATCCAAGCCTTATCTTGTAAAATGTTGGATAAAAAATAAAGAATCAAATCATTCTTTTTGGGAAAAGCTCTTGCTAATTTTTCAAATTCATATCTGTTTTTATGAGCCAAAAAGGTTTCCTTTTTAAGTCTAGGACCTTTAAAGTTGAATTTAAAAGCATCATAACTTGATCCTTTTTTAAAATGTAAACACATGGAAGTATAGATGCTCCATACCTCAAAAGGACTCAAATTTGTTTCTGTACTTAAAGTTATCAAAACAATGAATAAGATGACTTGGGCAATAAGTTATTGCGTTGCGCTTCTGCCTCTAATTTTTCTTTAAGACTGCCAACACATAATTTGGAAATATCAACAGGATCAAGGGCATTTGTATCGCAATAATGTATAATCGCTTCAACGTATGACATTTCTTTTGTCTTGACCAATTGCTCAACTGCCAAGGCAAAATCTTGTTTGGTTATAATATTAAGACTTAAGTTTTCTGTTTTTGTTGTTTGCATTAGATTCTGTTTTCAATTACTTTAAGGATGATTGTTTGTGGATTAATTCGACCGTTTACCTTTTTCTTTTTAAGAGGCACTCCGTCGAAAATTTTATCCAGTTTTTTAGGTGTTGCGCCAAGAATGGCCGCAAGTATATCCTTAGGTTTGCGCAACGTTGCACTAAAGCTGGATTCAACATCATACATTTTTACCGTCGTGCCCTGAACAGCAAATCCAGATGCACCGTTTGCATAATAAACACTTAACATTCTTGTTTTTGTATTAAATGTATACAACCTTTGTGATGTAGGAATTCGAGAAGGGTTAATACTGTCAAGATTATATTCTGCGCTGTTGGTTTGATATTTCAATCGAACCACTTGCTTGTCGGCATTTTTAACCTTTTTGACTCTAGGTTTGCGTGTATTGTTTTTAATCTTGGCGTGATTTTTAACATCGGAAATTAAATCTTCAAGAATTTTTACAATTTTACGCAACGAAGGTTTTGACAAATATGAATACCCTTCAACAAATTGCGGATCAGTTTTTTGAAGTGCTGAATTATATTCTTCATAATGCCGATTTAACCAATCAAGAATAAATTTACAACCTTGTGCGGGAACTTTATAATCTTTTAAATATACATTAAGATTTAATGTTGGAGGTGTTTTGGCTGTATTTGCCCAGTCATCAATCAATGAATCAAGTGGGGCAATAATATCCTTTTCAACATTTTTCTTAATACGTTCCAATGGAGATGGTTGATGCACCTTTGGTGCACTTGCTACATTTTCAATTTCCTTAATATATTTGTTTTGTTTTAGAACACTTAAAGCATCATATATCAATCTATTAATAACACTAATATCATCCTTGGGAATTGGAGGATTTTCTTCATCGTGAAAAGGAAGTGAAGCAAAATGTTCGGCAGCTTGAGGGTGCATTGAAGGCATCCCACGATCCAAACAACGGACCAATTTACCAACAGTTGACGGAAGAACAAATGGAGGTGCCTCTTTAATTGCTGCAATTTGTTCTTTTTTATAACCGTTCTTTTTCATCCATTCAAGAACCATAGGTTTCATTAAACCTGAATCAAGGTAATAATTATAAAAGTTAATAGCTTTTCCTCTGATTTTAAAGAAATGTGCGACATCCCATTGTTCCCATCCGTGCCATTCCGGTTCTTCTCCGGTCCATTTGCTGTCACTTGCAATTACTCTTCCTGCTTTAAAAATATTCATATTCTTTATTGGATTAATTCAAAACTGATAACATTGTCCGCAATGAAAGATCTCCATCCGTTATGTTCCAAATCATATGCGCAAACCACTTTATCATTCGGAGTCGGTGGAGTTTCTCTTTGTTTTGGATGAAATTCAACTGGAATCAAATCAAGATTAGTTGTACATTCCATATCGCGGATTGTACCGTCAAGTTTGGTAAAGGAAACACGCACCGGAATGCTTGATTCATTCAAAATAGTTTTAAGTTTTGTAATCATTTGTTGTGTGTCTATATTATACCATGTATTGTTGCTTTTGTAAACAACAATTAAAAATTTCTTTCAATAATGGTAGCGTTTTTTGGATTTTTGCGATGTTCTGCAAAATGATCAACGCCAAATCCATCAAGGTACATAAGCGCCAAGCGGATCCATTCACCATGTGATACAATTACAATATCACTTTTATAATTTTTTTGCTGTCTGATGCAGCGGAGATGTGTGAAAAATGAGAACACTCGTCCGTATGCATCTGCGTAACTTTCACCTTTGTCAGGACGATAGTAAAAATTGAAATGACCTTCTTTTTTAAGGTGTCGATTATCAACAATATCTCGTAAGCCTCCCCAATCGCGTTCGCGCAACAATGGATTTTCTTGCGTTGTTACCAATCGTTGGTCGTCTTGTTGCAATGCGTCAAACACGTATTGAGCTGTTTGACGCGCACGAATGTATGAACTTACATAAATGTCAACTGAGGCATCACCGACCAATTGAAGCAACTGAGTTGAACATTCTTTTGCTTGGCTGTGGCCGTGCTCGGTAATGCAAATTTCACTGTCGTGTTTTTCATAATACACGCTTTTATCAACGTTACCTTCGCTTTCGGCGTGACGTATAAGAAATATTTTACTCATCTTTTTTGTTGTGTTGTTTAAGCAATTTTGCAATATGTTCGTCTTGCTTTGCCGCTTCAGAAAGAACGGAAAGTATTAAAACATATGATAGCATGACAAGTATAAGTGCAACTCCTAGGCAAATAATAGTTGGTGTTAACATATATTACAATGATTGATGTTTCGAAGAATCATATTCGGTTTCCCGCATTTTGTAGTATGTACGTTCCAACGTGCGCTCCGCAGAAGGTGAAACAATAATCCAGCCGTTTTTTTGGCGTGTCATACTCCATGCAGCTCCTAAACCGCGGCGGCCGCGTTTCATATATACTCCAAGAGCTTCTCGTGCATTACGTCCTTGAACAATAATCTCGATACCACCTTTACCAAGGATAGTGTAATCCTTATCACCTTTCATAACCATTTTACTTGTACTCATAATTTTAATTTAAATGTTTTCAATGTTAAGCTACTGCCCAGGTTCCACCGATAAATTGCAATTCGCCTGGAATGCAAAGAGTGGCTTCGTGTGCATCCACTTCGGCACGCCATGCGTCCTCAATCTTTTGTTGAGCAGCATATTTTGCTTCCATTTCGGCATGCCATTTGGCCGTCTCGTGAAGACTTGCAATGGTCTCTTCAAGATCAGCGACTGACATTTCCTTGAAGTTTACCCAACGAGGGCGGATACCATGCACGCTTTTGTACAAATCCCAGATTTCGGATTCCAGCTCATTGCGTTGAAAGTCTTCCACCGTGAAGACACCAATGTCATTCCAATAGGACATATCCTCAGTGTAGGTGCAGGCAAAGCGGTTGGTCGGATCCTCAGCAACCCAGGACAGAGTTGCAGCATTGAGACGGGCGATGTGGGATGATAGAGTGGTGTTGGTCATGGTGTGGTGTTCCTTACGTGACTATTCTACCATATTTTGCGGCGTTTGTAAACAACTAATTTCAATAAAATGAAAAAAGTTTCAGATTCTATAGTCTATATACAAACTTAGCGGAAAAACCGTGCATCCACATATAAAGATTCTTCACATTCCGGACATTGTACCACATATGCGTCTCCATCTCGCTGATCATTCACATATTTTGCTTCTGCGGCTTCAAACACAAACATGCACCCGCAAGTACAAACCTCGGTACGTGTCTTAGGTTTGCTGTTTTTTCCTGAAACCAATATTTTCATAATGTGCACAAATTCTCATGTAGGTATCGGAATAGCCCGACAGTTTGTTGAATGTCATATTGCGCATCATGAGCTTTGGATTCATCCCATCCAACTTCGGAGCATTGACATAATGTTCCCAATTTAAAGTTGGGAAACGCTCCACGCACACGTTGAGTAAACCAGGCAGCGGCAAGCATCACACATATTGGTGGATTCCAAAACCAACTGCCGAAATAAGCATCATTATGTTTTGCGAAAAATTCCCGCATAAAGTCGGCATCAAAAGATGCATTGTAAGCAACAAAATGCATCTTATCCTTTTTGTCAAACTTATTGCAATGGCGTGACAATATTCTAATCAATTCTTGATATGCTTCATGCGACTTCATAGGTAATGAATTTAAATCATCAAGTGTCATACCTGTGGCATCCAATGCACCTTGTTCAGTATGCTCCAAACTGTGCGGTTTAAACTTAAGGTCAAAACTTTCAATTTCTTTAAGATCACAATCAAGAATAGCTCCGCTAATTTGGAAAATGTTATGACACTTGCGATCAAGACCAGTAGTTTCAACATCAATAAAACAATATTTGTATCCGTTGTATTTTGTATTTTCACTCATAATTTTTATTTCCTTTGCCTTGTTTTAAATACTTTTTAGTTCAAATTTTCCGTCATCATAAATTTCAACGAACGAACAAGCTTTTTCACAAAAGCTTCCACTGTTTATATATGTTCCATATTCATGTGTTACAATTTCAGGAAAGTGTGTATGTCCAGCCAACAGCACATCATAT